AGATATGCTTCCCAATCGGCAGACGAACTGTCGAACGCCGGCATCATGCACTGCACCCATCGGATGTTGTAGTCGGGCTGTGCGCTGTCCGTCTGGTTCGACACAACATAAGTCGTCGTGCTAAGGCCATCGTAGGTTGGGCCGGCAGAGATGCTCTCGACGGTGCGGCCATCTCCAAACTCAACTCCGAAGAACGCGTTGAAGCTGTCGTTCGATTTGTCGAAGTCTTTCTGGAACACCATTCCAGATATGTTGCCTCCGGTCAGCAGGCTCCACAACGTCAGCGATGGTTCTTGCTGCCATACGATCTGCTCGACGCCATCCGAGATCAAGTGGTCTGCCAAGTGGGACAAGTTCTCGGCCGCGTATTTCTGGTCGCTCAGTTGCTTATGGGCGAGCAGCTTGCGCCGCTGACGCTGCACGAAGACGTTGAGGCTTGCCTGCACCGGCTCGGTATTGGCACAGCCCCAATTCGACACGCGGCGCATCTGAATACTAGTCGGCGAGATCGGATCGTCCAACGACGATGCGCGGATGCGCCACTCGCCGGCCTGCGATCCGAGGATCAGACCATCTTCCGTGGAGATCAGCCAGAAGAAATAGTTCACGTCCTTGGCGTTCGCCACAGCCGAAACCGCATTGCTCGCCGCAACACTTCCGTTTATGTCTGTCGGCGAGAAATTGAAGTGGTCGTTCGAAACACTGCCATCAACGCGATTACCAAACGCAGAAGACACCAACCACAGGCGCCCCTCATGATAGACGCCGGCAGTGGGCCACCCTGTGGAATTGCTGTAAAGACCAAGCCTCCAGTTTTTGGTTGGAACGGTTGGTGCATATACGGTTTCATCCGTGCTGCCATTCGCTGGCTTCTGGATTGTTGCCGTCACCTGAAGATGATTGGGAACCGCCGTGATTATCAACCACACCCATTGCAGCGTGTTGGTCGTAACCTCCCAGTGGGAACCGTCGTCCGTCGTCGGATCGTGTCCGACGTTGGCGCCCACAACAGAATTATAAATGTTGTCGTCCGATCCCGTAACAGTTTTATCTTTCGCATAGGTCACGCCAGTTGACCAATCAGCCGGAATGTTTTCAATGCGAATGAGGCGTCCAACGTCAGTGGACTTGAAGCCAACTCCGTCGTTGATACCGACGTCAGTTGTTGCGGTTACTGTCACCGATCCGCTTTCGGCGCTGCACACCAGCGTCGTGTCCGTGTCGTTGATGTCAAAGTATGGACCATCTACAAAATTCTGCATTGCCAGCGTCCACGGGGAGCCCTCCACCAGCAGATATGGCTTGTAGTCCTTGTTAAGGATCAGCACGTCTTCGTCGCTTGAGACGAGACGAAGGTCTTGCAACACCGATGTTGCATAAACCGTCGTAAGCTCGAATATCTTCTCGACCGTATCTGGCGTAGACCCTGCCGTGTAAGTATAGGTCGTGGCATCGATGTCTGCATTTGTGAAGGGGTCCTTCAACGTGAACGTTGCGGCCGTTGTGTCGAGATTGGCAATCACGAATTGCCGGTTCAAAAGCTCCGGCATAGAAGCCGGAACACTTGTCAAATTGAAGACGATCGTGTCACCATTGGCCCAGCCGCTTGGGACAGCGCTCTCCAAATACACCTTCGCAGGATTTGTCGGCGTCACTGAAAACACGTCTACGACGCCATCTTCGGTCAGCGTCGTCACCAATGACAGACCGGCGAACAGCCGCGCCTTCAGGTTCGTGAACTCGATCTGGTACGGCTGTGTAATCGTGAAGTCGAACGCCGCGATCCTTGCGGTCTGGCCGCCGCGTGTGGGGGCCAAGAACCTGAAACCGGGACGGCGTATCCATGCACCTTCCTCGGTTGGGAAGGCGTTGAGGCACTTCGCCATGGCCGTTTTGTATTTGTCGTCAGTCATGCGGCCTTGGGATCGCGGACTCCACTCGCCACCTAGGAAGGATGTCTGTACGAAGCTGGCGTTTGACATATAAGAAGTTCCTTATGTTCTTGTCATCTTCCTAGAAGATTTTCCTTATACCCTCAATACCTCGTTGTTATGTAGTCATCTTCCGGCGGGTAAGTCGGGCCGGTTTCGATACCATTGGTAAGGCGGGCCTCGCCCATGAAGTTCTTATATTCGGACGCAATGGCTTGAAGCTTGGCGGCCGATTGCGTCAGAGGTTCGCAAATTTCGAACGCCGCGCGCGAACCGAGCCCTTCGCAGAACATGGGATTGAACTGCGCCGGATCGATGATGTCGGCGGCGAAGCGGAAGATGACGATGTTGCAATCGCGACTGGTGAAGTAGTTTCCTTCGAACTCCCAATCCTTGAACGCAAGGCCGCCGGGAGCCCCCAGGAACGACGTGGCGCCAGCAAGCGGGTCCTGCGGAGCAATCTTCATAAACCCATTTGGAATGTGGAAGACGTTCTTCGTCGTCACCTGCCGCGAAGGGCCGGCGCCGATCGGATACATGAAGTTGATCTTCGCCACCGTTGCGCCTTCAAGCACGTTCCATTTGCTCGACGGAGGAACATCCTCGTTGTTGTTCTGCAACGAGATGTAGGCAACGCTGCCGCGGTAGACGATCTCACCAGCATAGAACGAAGTTTTGTAGGTCCTCTGCGCGTCGTCATCAATGTTGATGGTCTTCGCAAGGTCCCAATGAACCGCACCATCTCCGACAGGATTGTGCGCGATGTTGGCGGCCGTCAGCGACACGTAGGTCTGGAGATCAGAACCAATGCAGTGATCGTCTATCGCATAGGTGACTGTGGCGCTGTAGTCCGTCACGTACTCCTGCGCGATCAGGTTGCCGAAATAGATTGACCAGTTGACGAAGTCGGGGCCGATGGTGGGATCGTGCGCGATGTTGCTGCTCGTCAGCGACATATAAATTTGCGCATCCGATCCGATAGCAATGTCGCCGAACGCATAGGTTGTTCCCGTCGCCCAGGCGGCAAACGTCACCAGCTTGCTTGTGAAATCGTTGATCGCCCGAAGCGCGCACTTGCGGATCGAGAACCGCCAGACGTTGCGGTTGATCTCGGCCCGGCGCAGCATATGATAGCAGGCGCGAATTTCGGAAGCGTTCTTGCTGTCTTCCGTCCAAAGCGCGCCGAGCGCAATGCGCTCACACCCTACCCGTTGCAGCGCTCGGTTGGCGATGTCGGTTTCAGAAACGCTCATGGTGGGCTCCTTTGCGGCCTCACAGCCTACAGCAGAGGCCCGAAGATGTCGATCCTTCAACGTACAAAAATGTAAAGGAACCTTGTGTTGGTTGAAACAGCATAAGTCGTTGATAGCGTATTGGCTGCCGCTCCAACGTTTGTGGGTGTGGCATAAAAAGCCGTTACGGCTTTGTTTGCCGTAATATTGCTAGCGTCAGCCGCTGCTGTTCCAGGAACCGATGTAGGCTGAAGAACGCTGCTTTCAGTTGCGCTTACCCCAATAAAAAGACCCTGAAGCGAAGTGGCATATGCGGATAGTGACTTTGTGGAAGCAGAACTGTTGCTGCTTCCCCAAATCACCGATGCTGCTGTTCCGGCAGACAATTCAAAAATTGTAAGCTCGCAATTTTGGGCCGAAGCAAATGGCGTTTGTGTGGCGCTTTCTCCGCTTCCGGCAAGCTTATAAAATACCCTGGAATAAGTATTTCCGCTGCTGTCGGAAATAAACAAAGTCCAACCGTCTCCTGCATTGGCGACAGCCGTAGCACATATTGCGATCAACATGTTGCCGGCGATTGGCGCCGACGCCAAAGTCACCGAAGAAATACTGGCACCCACTGCCGACGCTACTTGCACTACAGAAGCAACACCAGATGGTTGAGGATCAATCCAGTGCGTGTTGTAGTCGGTGCCGTCAATCTTTGCCAAAACTTGCCCTGTGGTGCCTCCGGCCGGATAGCCGAGGCCGTTGGTGCCGTTGGTGCCGTTGGTGCCGTTCTTGCCGTCGTGCGGCTGTGCAATATTGGATGCGACCATTGCCCTAGTTCCACTTCGTGTCGTAACTGGTGTCGCTGTTCTTGGTCAGCACCTGCCCTACGGAGCCGCCTGTTGGCACGTCGTGGCCGTTGGCACCATTGCTGCCGTTGGTTCCGTCCGTGCCCTGCGGGGGCTGCTGGATGTCAGAAGCGGCCATTAGCCTAACCCACCGGAACGCGAGCGACGGAAGT